CACTTTGTTCGCAAGATCCGGTCCGGAGACGGATCGATGTTCAACGCGCATTCTTCCTCCGATCTTCCACCGGTTGATTCAATGGTGCGCTAACGATTAAGATTTTTTCCGTGACCCTCTGGCAAAAACTCATCCGCAACTGCGTGAAGACCCCATCGGGCTGCTGGCGCTGGCAGGGCGCCGTCGACAAAGACGGCTATGCGATCGTGCGCGTCGGGAAGAAGGTCCGCCGCGGCCATGACGTCACGTGGGAGATCCACAATGGCCGGCCGATCCCGCCCGGGCATCAGCCGGACCACACCTGCCGGTTGACTTCCTGCATCCGGCCGCATCACCTCGAGCTCGTAACCTGCGGCGAGAACAAGCGGCGCGCATGGCTTTACCAGAAGCGGGCGAGTCATTGTCCGCAAGGGCACGCGATGACGCCGGCCAACACTTATCGACGACCGGGGCGGAAATTCCGGGAGTGTCGGAAGTGCCGATAATCGGCGAGGGAAGGTCTCGACTTTGCTTTCCGCTTTTGCGGGGATTAGTATCGATAATCGCAGATCCGTAGATTCATACTTAGACGCGCTGCTCCGGGCCCCCAAGGCAGTTTAAGGATCAGCTATGGACATTAAAACTGTTCTTGAGATCGTTGTCGCTGTGATTACCGTCATTGCGGCCCCGTACCTCGTTATCAAGTTCATCGACAAACGCATTGAAAACAGAATTCGTGATGACGCTTTCCTTCGGAAGTTGGCAAGTTCTCTTCGCCCGTCAGTTGTTTTTGACCATAAAGGGTCGGTCCTCATAGACCAAGGTGCGATGCACTTCATCGAAGCCATAAATGTCGAGTTGGGTAAGGAAGGGCCATATCCGAAACGAATTATCATCCATCCCACGCAACATCTTTCTTACGCCCCCTTACTTACGCCTCTCGAGAGTGACTTGGCGGATATATCGACCAGCCGTGGGAATAAACACGATTGGATCTACACCATCGACTATTTCATGACCAGCGATGAACGGCGAATGCTGAGGTATCGACTTGAAATCATTTTATAGAGGAAGAATATATCCTGGTCTAACCAAGGACTGAAGTGGGAGGACCAAGACCACGCCCGACACATCCGGCGGCGTGGTTTGGGCCGTTTAGCCCTACGTTCCCCCACGCTCATGTTCCGTTCCTTGTCACAGTGATTTGGTTGACGCACTTCGGATGAAAGCGAAGCTCCCGAATTTCTTGGGGCTTATCGGGATCGGTTTTCCACATCCGAACGGGCATCTCGCAAACCTCGCACCCGATGCAGTACTCGATATGATCTTCCCAGACCGGGTCCCGCTCATCCCTGCCGATCATCTTGCCGCACCAGGAGCAGACGCAAAGCTCGGTGCCTGCATAGGGCGATTTGTCGGACCAGCGTTCATCCAGGATCGCCATCGCATCGGGTCTTATCTGAGATTGCGCTGGCAATATGCGTCGGGTTTCCATCGAGGGTGCCTCACTCATCAAACTTCATCCCCTGGCGCTGCAGCTCAGCTAATCTTTGATCGAAAGCAGCCTCCAACCGTTTCGATTCGATCAGCAACTCTTGCTTCCCTTGCTTGGCCCTAAAATAAGCCTTCTGGGCCTGGCGCACGTGATAGCCGACTTTAAGAGCACTTTCCAGAGAAAGAAGAAGTTTCGCCTTGGCGTCGGTGATCGCTTCCTTGAGCTCGGCGGCAGCATCAAGAATTTTTTCCGAGGAGTCTTTGGCGAGCGAAGGATCGCTCTGCAGCGCGAGGCCGTCGAGATCAATCACCCCCTCCCGGTCGTCGATCGCATGCTCGTACCCGGCGGCTATCAGCGTGGCCTTGACCTCGTCGTACACCGACGGGGAGACTTCAACGATCGCGTAGGTGTGAGTCATCGTCGCTCCATTCTCGGCCGTTTGGATTTCCGAATATTTTTAACGGCCGTCTTCTGCCGCTCGGTGCAGTGCTGCGTCAACCTCACCCTCTCATAGATGCCGGTCAGCGGCCGGTCGGCGAACTCGTAGCCGCCTTCGGCGCACATCTCTTTGATCTCGGCAAGGAGATCGGACCATTTGCAAGTGTCACACACGGTCAGTTAGCCTCCTGCCGTAAGAATTCGATATACTCCTTGAACCGGCCCGGCTGGATGTGCTCGCTATGGAGACGATCGGTCCGGATCGATTCCACCCGCGGATGCGTCATTAACGCCCCGACCTTCCCTATCCTTCCATAGGGCGCCAGGCCGATAATCTCGTCGCGCGGCGACCAGTACACTCTCACACGGTTGAACTTATCCTCGAAGCGGCGCCAGTCCGTAGCTTCCGGCGCCGCCGGCGCGAGCAAGATGACGTTGTGAAAACGCACTCCCCGCTCCGCCATCAACGCCCAGGCGACGTATCCTCCGAAGCTGTGGGCGATGATGTTAGGTTCTGGCTCGCGCGCGAGAACCCGCCGCACATAATTTTCTTCAGCGTTGACGATGCGGTTTCGATACCAGCCGAAGGCAGACAGGACGCCCGAGGCGTAACCATACTCGCGCGGGCGCACGTCAAGTTCATATCTGGCCATGTCCTCAAAGACTTCGATCCAAGCCAGAGCCCTCGCCCTCGTCCAGATCCCATGAATCGCCAGCGTCGCTCGCTTCATTTCAATCTCCGTAACTGCGGCAGGTTTCACACAAGCATCCGCACGGCGACACCTCTCCCCACCATTCCGGGCATTCGTCCCATTGCTCGGTGGCCAGCAGCACGCTGCGGGCCGGCACGTCGAACATCCTTTGGCGGCCTTTCCAGAAAAAGGGAGTTTCGAAGCGCAAAGCGTCCGGACACTCCCAGGCGAAGCGGCCGTTACGATAATCGCCGAACGCCTCCTCATGTGGCCGTCCGGCGAGAATCTCTTCCTTGACGCCATTGAACAGCAGATGGGTCTTCGACAGATTGACGACGCCGAGGACATGGCCGCGGCGGATCGACCAGAGAGGATCCTCCTTGAGAGCGGTCTTGAACGGCTCTTGCTTGGCGATCTCCAGCGACTCACGCGGAAGGCGCATGGCCGAATGAATCAGCAAAACCCCGCGGTGGCTGGTGTCCCATTTCCGGGTCTCGAACATTTTCCGGTACCCGGTGGAGAGCAGCATCAACGACGCCCAGGGCTGCCAGAGAGAGATCGCTTTGACGACTTGATCATTCATGGGTGGCTCCTCTGCTCGCCGCGAGGCTGCCGGCGGCCATCGCGCCACTCCTGACGATCTTCATCCCGTGTTTATCGATCTGGTGATCCTCCAGTGCGAAATTGTTCGTGAAGGTCAGATCGCAGGTTGAGCAGTACGGCTCTCCCGCCTTGCCTCCGTGGTAAGCGCGCTTCTGGCGCGGAGTGAATTTCTTTTTGTCCTCGCTCGCGACTTTATCCTCGCCCCCGCTCCTGAATTTTTCGGGATGCGCCGATTTCTCGTGTCTGCCTTTGCCGGCGGCCTTCTTGAACCGGCGCTCGCAGTAGTCGCAGGGATACGGCCATTGCTCTGGCTTCACCGCGGACATTCGCTTTCGCCCGGCCGCTGCTTTGCCCTTGTGCCATGCCTTAGAGATCTTCTGTTTGACGGGATGCTTGTACCGGGAATGGGCCGCGGCGGCGTAGCGGTTGGCGAAGGATTCCCCGCAGCCGTACTTGCACGGATACTTCCCTTGCCGCTTCGCCGATCGTTTGGCCGCTTTCGTTTTCCTTGTCCGCTTCGGACCGGCGCGTCTCCGGTATTTCCTCTTTGGCCGGTCTTCCATCGGCGTCGGCGATGAAGGCATATCAGCGGCCATCGCCGGAGATCTAATCTCCTCCGGGATGTCCCGGATGACACCGCGCAATATGAGAGACTCCCCGCCCTCGATGTCTATTCTGAAACCATCGTCGCTGAAGATGGCCTGAATCTCCGGCTTCTCAAGCTCGTAGAGAATAATTTTTTTCATCGTCTGCCGCTTTCAATCACAAAATTCTAACGCCGCTGGATTTCGATGCCCGGTACGCCATGGCGCCGGCGACGATGGAATCCGGCGCATGGCCGCTCCCGTACAGATCGTCGACAGTCGCGTATTTGTGCTCGCCTTCCATAAAGGTGATGAACGGGGCTTCGATCTCGCCCTTCTCGATCGCCAGAATGTAATCGGTGAACAATGAATCTCGATCCCTACCGCCCATCACCACGCCCTCGGCGTCGCTCTTGATGTAGTCATCGATGACCGTCCCCAGGCCGGTCGCGTCGTGGCAGGACGTTCCACCATAGCGATCCAGGCGATCGTCGAAATTCTTAATCATGAACGGCCACGGCCGCCGGCCGGTTCGGAGAAACGCGACGACTCGATACGGAAAAACATCGGTGCGCAGCGTGATGATGATGGTCCAGTCTACGTCGCGGGCCCAGTCCGCTCCGGTGGCATAGGTCGCGCCTTCCACCGGCGCTTCGATCTCGATGTACTGATTGACGCCGCCCTCGAAGATCCCGAGCTGCTTGTCGAACATCGCCTCGACGGCTTCCGTCATGATCGCGCGGGATTCGTGCGAGGGTTCCCCGAGCTCGTACTCGACGTCCCACTGGAGCTTGGTCGTTTCGTTCTTCTTGCGCGCGATCTCGTCCGGATCGAGCCACCCGTGCGGCTTCATGGTCTCCCGGTAGCACCATTTGTAGACGGGCCAGCCTTTCTCGGCCGAGCGCTTGAGGACCTCCGTCATGGTGCCGATCGCGTTGTGATGCGTGGAGCTCGCCACGGTCTGGGCCCGGCAGCCCTCGATCGCCATCGTCTGCCCCATGGCGGCGTCGAAGATCTCCAATGCCATTTCGTCCACTTCGTCGAGCCGAAGCCGCGGGACGTGCGGACCGCGCACACTGTTCTGGGAGGCGAGCAACGCTTGAATGGAATTGCCCCAGGAGAGATCGGTCTTCATCTTCTGGGGATCGCTCAGCAAGAGATTTTTCGGCGCCGAGTTGCGCAGCCAGAAGCGGTGTTGATAATCGTGAACGCGCTTCGACTGCAGACCGCTCCCGCCCAGGATGTTGACGTCGCCCTTGAGCGTCACGGCTTCGGTGAGTCCGAGCGTCGCCAGGAGAAACGACTTGCCGGCAAAGCCGCGGCTCCCATGCCACACCGCCATCGAATGGCGGGCGAAGTAGGCGTCGGCGAACGCGCGCCAGGGCGTCGTATGGTCCGGACAGACCTGGAGCTCCGGGATCTTCACGCCCCAGGTCTTGCGGACAAAGAGCTTGAGCGTCGATTCCTTGCGGATCGGCAAGTGGAAGTTGAGCTGTTTCGGTTTTCGCGGTGATGGCGCAAATTGTGAGGTGGTCAATCACGAAATCCTCTTACTCAAGGGCGTTGATAAACTCCTGCATCTTCTTCTGGGTATCGAGCTTTCCTTCCATCCATCGCACGCAGTAGACCTCCATCATTGACGGATCGTCCGTCTCGGGATGCTTGCCCAGATCGGCGATGAGAGAATCGAGCGCATGCTGCAGCTCGCCGCGGTCGCAGTACTCGAGCGCGCGCTTCTTGGCCCAGTCGAGATGTTCTTGGCGGGTCATTGTTTCAGTCATCTTCATCCTCCCCATCGTCGACGATCGTGATCACGTCTCGCACCGGGATCGGCTTCCCGTCCGGGCCGCTCAGCTCATGCTGTTGTTTGAAGCCGTAGCGATGCGCCTGCAGGAGAAACTTCATCAAGCCGTCGGAGATTCTTTTCGCGCGCTGCCATCCGCTGTATTCAAGAATATCGACGGCGTCCTCCATGGTGGCTTCCCACTCCTTCGCGAATTCCGGATTCTCTTCCTTCCAAAGGTACGCCGTCTTGCGCGTGATGCCGGCCTGGCGGCAGGAGAGGTAAACGTTTCCGGTCGTGCGCAGGGTGGCGAGGAACGCGGGGATCCACTCGCCGGCGTCCGAACGCGTTTCCTTCTCGCCGTTAGTCTGCGGTTCGAGCTTAAAATCCTTCCCCGTTTCTTTTTCCCTATGAGCCATACTCTTCCTATATCAACTCCATACCTACATTTTCCGGGGGGTGTCACCTTTAGGAGAAGAAATCACAGCAAGTTCCACAGCTTGGAGAGCGCAGACGTTGCCAGTCCTCCATTAACCGCTGTCATGACGATATGAGCTGAGCACCAGCCATAAAATCCGGCGTTCAGGTTATCCAGTGCGGTCAGGAAAAAAACGGTTGCAAAAGCAATATTCGTTGCGATCAACATGACCGCCAGCAACGGTTTAACCATTGCGATTCAGCTCTCCGACCGAATGGCCGGACAGCCATGCCTCGCCAAGCTCAAAGTCCTCGTAGGGGCAATCCTCGGCCTGTTTACCCGCCTCTCCTGCGGCAATGCCGGACTCGAAGGCGATGTGCTCGTCATCGGTGTGGTCGCAGCCACCCGGGCAGGCCTCCGGCCGCGAAGTTAGACTTTGCGATGTCATATTCCTTGCGACTCTGTCTTTTCGTAAGCCCAGTAACCGCCAGTCGGTCCACCAGGCTTGAACGTGATCACGCCGCGATCGCCAAACTTTGCGTCGGGCCTTCCTCGGCAGACCAGGACGAACCCTTCGTCAGTCAGATCTTCTTTGCACGCGAGAATGTAGGTGTCGCCGCTATTGCGAATCGCATCGATGCTGACAACCGCAACCCTTTTTGCGTGCCATAGGGCCAGGTGCGCCGAGGGAGATTCACTAAACGGTTCATCGCCTCCTCACCTCCTTTTTTTCTCGGTGATCTTCTGAGTGATTCTTTCGATTTCGTGGTCGAAGGAGCGGCGGATCGCTGCCTCCCGCATAACGCAACGCCGGACATCATCCAAAGCCAGCTCCCGCGGCTCGACCGGCACGCTGATGATATTGCTCATTGCCTGCTTTCCTCCCCTAAATGAGGCGCAAAAAGGGGCAACGATGCGAAGGCGTCCGGGCCGTGGACGCTTTTTGGACACCTTGCGATTTGTGGAGACCTGGAAAAGTTAGATAAGTGACTGAAAAGGCTGGCGCGCCCGGAGGGATTCGAACCCCCAACCCTCAGATCCGAAGAAGTACCGCTCGCCTGACTGGCCATCGCTAACCATATCTGCCGAACATCAGATCGAAGGAAATTCATAGCTTAACGACCGAAGCTTCCCGAGTCCATCGTTGTCGATCGGCATCGCTTGGACACTTTTTGGACACCTTGCGACTTCATTTTTTAGCGTGCCCCAACACGCTTGACGCCAGATCCTGCACGGCCGTCATCTTGTGTTCGATGAAATGAGCGTAGACTTTCGCCGTGATGCCGACATCGCGGTGACCGAGTAGCCGGCTCACGTCAATCAATGCCTCGCCGCGCTGCAAAAGCAAGGAAGCGAACGTGTGCCGCAGGCGGTGCAGCGTGCGGCGTTGAACTTCCGCTTTCACACAGGCGGCGTCCAGCATATCCTGGGCGGCGCCGGTTTGCAGCGGCTTTCCATCGACCGTCGCCATCACGATCTGGTGCGGTATCTGCGGACATTGGAGCTTCCACAGCCTGAGATCATGGACCAGCTCGCGCGGAGCGGGAACACCGCGGCGGCTCTTTTTGCTCTTCGGGTCCTTGAGCGATCTTCCGGTGTCTCCATAGCCCGGAAAGTCCGCGCCCTCTTTCGGCGAAGATACCAGATTCTTAATCACTCGCACTTCCGGTTCGGCGGCCTTGAGATCGATCGCCGGCCAGGTGAAGCCCAGGATCTCGCCGATCCGGAGACCGCAAAAACCCCCGAGCTGGATCATCAGGCGGTTGAGCGTGCCGGGCTGCGTGGCGTTGACCAGCTTACCGAGATCCTCTTCGGTGTAAACATCCTCCGGCAAGATTTCGCCGTCGTCATCGTCCTCGGTGGTCAGCTTGATTCGCTCGGCCTGTG